ATTCAGCAGATAGAGAGAAACATACCTAACGTGTATCTTAGACGTGATGATTTTCAAATAGCTCTGGCTGACATTAAAGATACTCTTAACCGAATAGAAGATAAACTAGACAGTAAGGCAGACAAATGATACAGCTAATAACTCTTGTTGGTGAGTTAGCCACTACATGGATGCAAGGCAAAGCAGAAGAAGCTAAGGTCAAGCAGGAAGTAAAGATTAAAGCTATGCAGTCCGAAGAGAACTGGGAAAAGATGATGGCTGAAGGCAGCAAGACATCATGGAAGGACGAATGGTTTGTCATTGTACTTTCTATACCAATGATTGGTGCGTTCATCCCTAGCTTAGTACCCTACATTCAAGAGGGTTTCGCAGTTTTAAACTCAATGCCAGAATACTACAAAGGTTTTCTAGCAGCAGCTATAGCAGCTTCCTTTGGAATCAAGGGTTTAGCTAACTGGAAGAAATAAAGTTAAATAAAGACTTGACAAATCATTCAAAATATGATACAATAAATAAAAATTTATTTTAGGAAGTAAATAATAACTATGACTTATTTAGAAACAGTAAATAAAATCCTAAAGAGATTAAGAGAGAGGACAGTTACGTCTGTAGAAGAAACAGCTTACTCTGCTCTTATCGGTATATTCGTTAATGACGCTAAACAAGTTGTGGAGGAAGCATGGAAATGGTCTGCTTTACGTACTACACTAACGGCAACTACTACGTCTGGTATTTTTAGTTATGAGTTAAATGGTACTCAGAATAACTTTGACATCCTAGATGTAGTTAATGATACTGATGATTTCTTTCTTCAGTATAAAGATGCTCATAGCTTTAATGGTTTGTTCTTAAACTCTGAGCCAGCTACAGGCTCTCCTTACTACTACAGCTTCAATGGTATTAGTTCTGATGGAGATACTCAAGTAGACTTATACCCTATACCTGATGATACTTATACGTTACGTTTTAATATAGTACAACGTCAACCTGATTTAGAGGCAGAAGCAGATACTATTCAAGTTCCAGCTAAACCTATAGAACTATTAGCATACGCTATGGCTATTGAGGAGCGTGGTGAAGATGGTGGTGTTAATCCTGTTACTGCTTATGCTATAGCAGAACGTGCCTTATCAGATGCTATCACATTAGACTGTGGTAAGCACCCTGAAGAAATTATCTGGGTGGCACGCTAATGCGGGCTAAAAGCATATTCACAGAGAATTTAACTACGGCTGCTTTAACTGATAGTACAGCGTTACTATATACTGTACCACCTAATACTAAGGCTAAGTGGGTATTAGCATTTGTATCTAATGGCTCTGGTTCTACTATCTCTAACGTACATTTAGAAATATCTAACGGTGTAGATATAGTTGTACTAGGTTCTAAGTCTCTAGGCTCTGGAGATTTTATACAGCTTAAACAAGATGGTGGCTATGTAATGTTAGAAGCTGGTTATGAGATAAGAGGTAATGCTGGTTCTACTGGTGTTAGTTGTATTTTAACTGTGGAAGAAACTTCTAGTACGGTGACTTATAATGGCTAAACCTTTACAAGCTGCATCAATCGTAGCTCCAGGATTCTTTGGTCTTAATACTCAAGAGGCTGGTGTAACACTAGAAGCTGGCTTTGCCTTACAAGCTGACAACTGTGTAATAGATAAGTATGGTCGGTTAGGTAGTCGTAAAGGTTGGGCGTACCGTACAACTCAATTAGGAGGTGTTGATAATGCTAACGATGGTGTTAATTTATTAGGTACTCACATCTCTTTAGACTTATCTGGTGTTAAAAGAAACTTGTCTTGGAACGCCACTACATTTTATAAAGGTTATAGTAACTTAACAGCTATTACTCCTAGCACAACAGATACTATCTCTGCTGGTAATTGGACTGCTGCCAGCCTCAATGACAGAACTTACTTCTTTCAACGAGGTTACAAACCTTTAGTATATACAAACGAGACTACAACGGACGAGTTTAAGTCTATAGACACTTTTACTGGGTATGATGGTACACCACCACAGGCTAACATAGTTATGTCTGCATACGGTCGTTTGTGGGCTGCTGATACTAACTCTAATAAAACAGTAGTTTACTTTTCTGACTTGTTAGATGGTACTAAATGGGGTTCAGGTAGTGCTGGTCAACTAAACATAGCTGGTACGTTTGCTAAGAACAGTGATGTTATTACTGGTCTGGGGGCACACAATGGTTTCTTAGTAGTATTTTGTAAGAACTCTATCATGTTGTTTCAAGATAGAGATAGTTTTGAGGCAAGCTTCGATGTTACTACACTCTCTCTAGTAGAGACTATTGAAGGTATTGGTTGCATATCTCACAACACTATACAGAATGTTGGCGATGATATTATGTTCTTATCATCTACAGGTGTTAGGTCTTTAGGTAGAACTATACAAGAGAAGTCACAACCATTAAGAGATTTATCTAAAAACGTACGTGATGATTTGATTACGTTTGTAGAGAATGAAGGTACAGACACAAACATTAAAGCTGTGTACTGTCCTAACTTTGCTTTCTATTTACTTTACTTTCCTAGTGCTAGTGTTGCTTACGCTTTTGATACCAGAAGTCCTTTACAAGATGGTTCTCTTAGAATTACTAAGTGGATAGAAATAACTCATAATAACTTTGTTTATGATGCTAATACTAGACAGTTACTATTTTGCCAAGCTAATGGTTTAGCTGAATACTTTGGTTCTCAGGATAATGGTAGTGCATTTAACTTTAAGTATTACACTAACTACTTTGACTTAGGTAACAGTAATATAGGTAAGATAGCTAAAAGGTTATGTGTAACATTGATTGCACCAGATAACCAAACATTCGTAACTAAACTAGGCTTTGACTATTCTACTAATTACTTTAGCTACCCTTACGTTATTGAAGGAGAGGGTATACCCTACTACTATGGTGAGGATGAATATACAGTAGCGGAGTACACTGGGGGTATTAGTATTAGAACTATAAGTAACCCTGTTGGCGGTAGTGGTACAGTTATTCAAGGTGGTTTTGAAGCAGAGATAAATGGTGCGCCACTCAGTATTCAAAGACTTGATGTATTTATTAAATCTGGAAGAACACAATAAAGGTATTATAAGATATGAGTAATTATGTAAAAGCCACAGACTTTGCTTCTAAGGATGCCTTATTGACTGGCGACCCTTTAAAGATTGTAAGTGGTACAGAAATCAATGATGAGTATAACGCTATTCAAACTGCTGTTAATAGTAAAGCAGATATAAACAGTCCTACTTTAACGGGAGTACCTTCTGCTCCCAATGCTAGTGCAGGGACTAATACTACTCAATTAGCTACTACTAATTTTGTGACTACTGCATTAACCAACTATTCTGCTGTAGTAGATGCTGCAATACTAGCAGCTAAACTAGCACTATATCCAGTAGGTTCTATCTATACTAACGCTACTAACTCAACTAATCCAGCTACCTTATTAGGTTTTGGGACATGGACAGCATTTGGTGCAGGTAGAGTCCTTGTAGGCTTTGATGCTGGTAATACGTTATTTGATGCTGCTGAGGAGACTGGTGGTAGTGCTGATGCTGTTGTTGTTAGCCACACCCACACAGCCACAGTAACAGACCCCGGACACAATCATAAACAAACTAATGATAATCTGACTGGTGTTGATAATGATTATTATGGCGCTGGTGCTAGGTATAATGCCAATGGTCAGAACACCTCAACAGAGACAACGGGTGTGTCAGTTTCAAACAGTACAGTAGGTGTGAGTGGTACAAACCAAAACTACCAGCCATACATTACTGTACATATGTGGAAACGCACAGCCTAATATGAAAATCACACATTTCCCTAATCAAGAAGTAGACGTAGTTTGGCACAGAGTAAAAGAATACTTTGAAGGTTGTGCTGAATATACTTACGGTAGGTTTA